ATTGGCGAGCCAGTCGTGGTCCGGGTTGCCTTTCTTCCAGGCCGCGAAGGCTTCCGCGTCGACGCTGGCCACGGTATCCTGACCTGGATGGCCCGCGCCCGGCACGGTGAAGGCGACCGGCGCGGGGCCGACGCCGGGGCGCTCCGGATCGGCCGGCGGCCCGATGAGCGAGACGGCCATCGGCAGGCGGCTCGCGATCTTGATCATCTTGCGCTCGGCCATGGCTACTTCTCCGCCGTCTTGATGGATCGGAACTCGGTGGGAAGGGCGCGCGGATTGACCGGCTCCATCCCGCAGAGGCCTGCCTTGCCCTCACGGGCCATGCCCCGGGCCCGGTCGTCGCTCGACGCGGCGAAGATGAAGCCCTTCTTGACCGCATCGAGCTCGCGGTTCTGCGCGAGCCATCGATCAAAGAAGTCGCGGTCGACGCCGGGCGTCAGGCCGTAGCCGCCGGCGTGCGGGGCGAACTCGACCTCCTCGGACGGGTTCACCGGCCGCGCGCTGCCGGCAACGGTGATCGCCCTGCCGGTGCGCACGGCGATCTCGTACTCGCGGTAGCCGCCGCCCATGACGGGCTCGGACCGCTTCACCATGGTCTGCTCCTGCAGGACGAGGCCGTGCGGGAGCTTGCATGCGACGGTGACGGTGCCGGGCATCGCTCAGACCCCCACCATCTGGGCGCAGGCGAGCGGGTAGCGGATGATCGCTCCCCAGCTGCCCGCCGTCTTCTTCTGCGCGTAGGCGGAGAGGTTGCGCACGATGCCATGGTCGCGCAGCTTCTCGTTGAAGGCGCAGTACCCCACGTCCTTGCCGTCGAACGACCTCGCCCAGAGCTGCACGACCTCGCCCGCCACCGTGGAGTAGCGGTAGGAGGTCTCGACCTCGAGGTTCGGGAAGTTCTTCTTGATGAGGTCCGCGACGCCGACGCCGAACGAGTTGACGGCGGTGAGGCCCATCTGCGCACTCGGAGAGAGAGCCAGGATGAGCGGGTCGCTCATCTTCACGCGGCCGGCCGTCTGCGCGACGATCTTGGAGAACAGCGCCTGGAAGTCGGCGTAGACCTCGTTCGCGGTCGCGACGACGGCGCCGTTGTTGACCCACTTCACGCCGCCGGCGGCCTTGGTGCTCGGGGTGAGCGCGGCCGAGAGCGACGGATCGTTGAGCAGGCCGTAGTTCTGCAGGCCCGCCACGCCGAAGTGGTAGGTGTAGTCCTGGAACTTGTCGAGCGTCGACGCCGCCGAGGTCTGAAGCTCCGCGACCCAGTTGAGGCGCGCGAGGCCGGCCCGCTCGATCTGCAGGTCGCCGTACTCGATGATGGTCTGGAAGAGGTACGACTGGCGCTGCGGCCAGGCGGCGTTGACGTTGGAGACGCCGTTCGCGTTCCAATCGCCGTAGGACGACACCTCGCCCGTGTTCTCGATCACCGAGAAGAACGTGGTCTGGGTCGTCCAGTCGCCCTGCTTGCGCTCGCCGAGGATGTTGGCGCCCTCGTTCGGCGACTGCAGGATGCGCACGACCTCGGGGTCGACGTACTGCGTCAGGAACGAGGGGATGCCGGCGTTGGGCGCCGTGACCAGCGTCGGCTGGGCATCCATCGCGAGCTCGAAGTTGTGGCGGAACTGGCTGGGGAGCCAGTCCTGCGCCATCATGTGGATGCCCCACTCGGTCTCGAGCCGGGCGCGGTCGGCCTGGAAAGTCATGATAGGCTCCTGCTGCCCGGGTTACGGAACGGTGTTGGAGATCTTGATGAGCTCGCCCGCGGCGCCGGCCGTATGGGCGTACCACTTGGTCTCTGTGCTGCCGGAGACGGTGGCGCCGGCCGCGGCGAACGAGACCGAGCCGTTGGTGTTGTTGGCGAAGGCCTTCATGCCCTTCGTCACGGCGCCCGCTCCGGCGTTCTTGGCGAAGAAGTCGCCGCCGCTGAACATCTCGCCGACGTACTTCCCGCCGGGAATGGTCATCCCGTACTCGGCGCTCTGCACGTAGAAGTCGGCGTTGAGCTCGCGGTGCACGAAGCAGGTCGGCGCGCCGGTGCCCGTGTTGGCGAGGATCGTGCCCGTGGACGAATCCGCCCAGGCGAAGAGACCGACCGTGAGGCCGGCGGCCGCAGCGACGAAGCCGCCCGGGACGGAGAGCGCCGAGTGGCGCGGATTGGCGGAGGCGAAGTCGCCGGCAACGGCGGGCGCCTGCGTGGTGTAGACCTGGGTCTGGAAAGGCATGGCTCGCCCTCTCTCACTTCAGCCGGTTGGCGTGGGGGAAGCGGGCCGCGTAGTCCTCGGCCTGCTTGGCATCCTGCGCGATCGGGGTGGCCGGACGACGCGGGGCGTCGCCGACCTTCGGCTGCATCGAGAGGATGGTCGGGAAGGCGGACGGGTGAACGTCCGCGACGTCGACGCCGAGGGACGTCAGCGCGGTGCGGTAGACGGCATCGGCGCTGTCGTGCGCCATGGCGAGATCGCCGACGTAGGGGCGGACCGCGCGCTCGGCGTCGCGGATCTGCTGCTGGGCGCGATTGGCGGCCTCGGTCGCCTCCTTGGCCGCCACACGAATGGCGGAGTCCATGGCCTGACGGGTGACGAACTTGCTCGTATCCATCGCAGGCGGCGGCGGCGTCTCACCGGCGAGCATCGCCTTGATCTTCGCCATATCCTCCTCGCTGAGCTTGCCGGAAAGGAAGGCCATCACCTCCTCCTCGGTGGCGTCACGGGCGCCCTCGGGCTCGTCGGGCTCGTCGGTGCCGCCCAGCTCCTCAACGACCTCCGGCACCTCCTCCGGCAGGATGGCCGCCAGCGCCTCGACCACCTCGCCGACATCCTCGAGGCTGGCATCCTGCGCGAGCTTGCCGGTCGTGACCTTCTTGAGGTCGTGGAGCAGCTTGCCCTGGCGCGCCTTGAAGTTCTGCGCGGTGAGGCCGGCGACGACGCCGGTGAGATCGATCTTGGCGTCCTCGGCGAGCTTGGGACGAAGGTAGATGGCGAGCGCGCCCTGCGTGGTCGCACCGGCCCGCGTCAGGGCAGACTTGGCCATGATGAAGTTCTCCAGTGAGTCGCCGACCACGACATCGGGTCCGGCGCGGCCTTCGCGGACGAGGGCGACGTGGTTGCCCACGATGTCCCGCATCACGCCGTCGAACCGGACACCCTCGTAGGTGCCGGGCGTCATGTCGGCGCGGTAGCGGTAGGCGCTCGACAGTTGCTTCTGGGAGCCGTCCTCGATCGTGCGGATGGCCGGCCCGGACCAGCACGACAGGTCGGCTTCGAGGTAGGGGGCGTTCCATGTCGCGTTCGACAGCGCGCCGACCGTGCCCGCGTGGTCGTGGTCCTCGGCGCTGACCGGCTTGTGATTGAACAGGAGGGGCTTGCCGTTGAAGCTGGCGGCGGCCTTCGCAAGCTCCTCGGGATCGCGGAGCAGGTAGTAGATCTCGTCGGCGTCAAGGCCGAGGCGATCGGCGTCGGGAATCTCGCGGCCCACGTAGGGGCAGACCATCGCCTTGGAGATGCGGGTCTGGCGGACGTGGAGGTGCCCGTCGGCATCGAAGGCCCGCGCCGAGGCGTAGTCGAAGGCGATGGTCGCAGTGGCGTTCGTCTCGGGCATGGCGCCTCAGTCCGGCACCACCACCTCGGGGTAGCACCGACAGTTCCAGATCCCGCCAGGCAGCGCCCGGTGGCCGGGGTCGCATTCGGGCGGATCGTCCCAGCGGAAGGTCTTGCCGTTGAGCTTTCGGTGGGTGGCGCGGACATCGGTGTCGCCGGCCGTGCGCCAGATGAAGTGCGTCGAGCCGACGTGCTCGGCCCGAGCCTTGGTCAGTTCGGTCGCCGTCCGGCTGACCTCGGTGCGCGCGATCAGCATGGCCCGGCTACGCGAGACGTTGCCGGTCTCCATGATGTCGGTCGCGATCTCGGCCGCCCGGCGCCCCTCGGAGATGCCCTCGGTCACGAGGCGTTGAACGCGCTCGGCGGCCTCCAGGGGGAGCGACTTGATCAGCGTGACCTGCCGCTCGAGGGAGGCGCGCAGCGCATCCCCGGTCGGCGCGGTCTCAATCTCCTGCCTCAGGTTGCGGCCCATCTCGGCGGAGAGCTTCCGCCAGGACGTCGTGTCGTGCGCTGCGACCTCCGCGACCATGCGGGCGCCGACCGCGCGGGCCCATGGGTCGAGGATCTCGGCGTAGCGTCGCAGCGCCGTCTGTATCGGTCCCAACGCACCGAGCACATCGGTCAGGTCGAACTCGCGGACGATGTCCCCGACGTGTCGGGCGATCTTCCGCAGCCGCCGTGCGTACTGCTGCTCAAGGCGCTTGGCGCGCCGGAAGATCGATCGGGGGGAAGGGCCTTTGCGCCGGCCGCCGCCCGTAAACGTGCTGGCCTCGTCGAATGCGGCGTCGAGGCGGGCGTGATAGTTCACTCCGCCGCCTCGAGACTCGGCCGCTCTCCGGGCTCCGGCGGCTCGGGCATTTCCGTCGAGAGGCCCGGCGGCCCGACATCGATGCTGAGGTCGAGCCCCTGATAGGGCGTGTCCTTGGCCGTCGCGATGCGCTTGCGCTCGTCTTCCGGCAGCAGCACGCCGCTGTCGATGTAGGTCTGGGCCGTGCGCGCCTCGAGGTCGCGCACCTCGGCGGCCTCCTTCGCGTCCATCGACCAGAGCGGCTCGAACTCGTAGCCGATGTCGGGGTCGACGTCGCCGAACTCGTTCAGCTGGACGATGTCGATCACGGTGCGGAGGTGCGGCCCGTAGAACCGCTCCTGGAACGAGTGGATCGAGTCGTAGAACGTCCTGATCTCGCCCTCGGAGGACGCGTTCAGCCCGGCCGGCGAGATGCCGAGAAGCTTGATAAGCGGCACGCCAGAGACGGCCGCCATGTGCTCCTGCGTCTGAGCCTGAAGCGTGTCGAGCGTGCCGAGCGGCGTCGAGACGTTGAAGAACTCCTCCGCCGCCTCCGTGCCGACGGCCTTGTTCAGCACCATCGTGTTCCGGTTGTCCCGGAGGTTCGTGAACAGGTCGATCCGACGGAAGAAGGCGTCGCCGCTATCGTCACCGCCGCCCGTCAGCATCGCCGCCATGTCG